CCAGAAAAATTCACAAATGGCCGCAGGGAGATTGCATCAAAATTCTATCCATTAACTGGTCCATATGATTCCTTTGACAAGAATATTGTAGAATATCAATTATTAACAATGAAGCTTGCTGGCATTGATGGGATTATCATTGATTGGTATGGACTTACGGACTTATATGATTATTCTGTGATACATCGTAATGCAACTCTTCTAGTTGATATGGCAGAAAAGTTTGAACTTTCCTTTGCGATTTGTTATGAGGACCGCACTGTTATTGAACTTGAAAAGAATGGAAGATTAAACACTAATAGGGCATTGCATGTTGCCAATGAAATTCGTTGGCTCTCTAAGAATTGGTTTTCTAAGAAAAATTATCTACATTTTGATGATAAACCTCTTTTACTTTCTTTTGGTGTAGATAATATGAGTGACGAAGAATGGAAACAAGCAATTAAATCCTCTGACACTTCGGTTGCTTATGTTAGTCAGACAGTTCCCAGAAAAGTAGCCACTGGAGCTTTTGATTGGCCTGTGCCTTCCCAAGGTCTTGGTATTCATAAAAAATTCATCAAGAAAAGTGACAATTGGGAGTTAGCCATTCCGGTTGCTTTTCCTCGTTTTGATGACATTTATGAGCAAGCAAAAGTTCATGGTAGTTATGGTCATATTCCTGATGACAATGGTAAGACCTTCCGTAACTTATTAACTGATGCAATTGAAAGTGATAGTCCATTTATCCAGATTGCTACTTGGAATGATTGGGGAGAAGGAACATCCATTGAACCTAGTTTAGAGTTTGGTAATCGTGATTTGAGGGCAATTCAGGATCTTCGCCGTGACTTAATTGATAGTGACTTCCCCCATAAGGCTAGGAGCCTTGATCTACCATTTAAGCTACTTGAACTTCGTAGAAAAGCACGGATATCATCCAGTAAACTTGACTCTATCTCCAAGCTTATAGCAGAAGGAGATACTGAAAAAGCATCCAAAAAGATTTCCGATCTTTCATAAGAAATCTATGACACTCACAGAAGAATTGAGGTGCTTGATAAAAAGAAAAAGTCTGGTGGTGGGTTTAAGTAAAACTAAATACATATAAGTCGCAAGCACTTATGGAACTTCATAATTCTCCCGAAGGATACTTGTATAATTTACAAGCAACTAGTTCTGGGGAAGCAAGAAGACTATGGAGAAAATCTATAAAGGAGAAATGGAATCATAAATGTGCGTATTGTGGGTCTGAAGAAGAATTAACAATTGATCATATTATTCCACAATGTAAAGGTGGGATTGATTTTTTAACAAATGTAGTTTGTTGTTGCAGAAAATGCAATGCAGATAAAGCACATACTGACTGGATTGAATGGTTCAGTCAGCAAGAATTCTTTACGGAAGAAAAAAAGAATGCTATAATACAGTGGATGAAACCACAAGAAAATAATACACTATATAAGTATAATCCAAGAAAAAATAGGGTTTATTAAAAATGAAATTTACAGTTTATTCTAAAGAAGGTTGTCCGTATTGTGATAAAATTAAAAATATTCTTAATATGTTAAATCTAGAAAGTAAGACTTATACTCTTTATGTTGATTTTGATCGTGATCAGTTTTATAGTCAATTTGGTCATGGATCTACATTCCCGCAAGTTATTCTTAATGATGAAGAAAAACTTGGAGGATGTATGGATACAATTAATTATTTGAGAGAAGAAAATATTTTATGAGTAAAAAATGTGAAAAAATAAATGATGATGAAATATCAATAAATAAAGGTGTTGAGCTAATGCTCAGACAAAAATCTAAAGAGGGAGAAGAATCAAAGCATTTTAGATTGAATTTTGCTAAAATGATCTCTCTTTTTAATCGGGAGTTTCATTTTGATTTTAATTTTAGTATAATAAAAAACAACTCTCGGAGGTAAAAAAATGGAACTTACATTTATAGTAACATTCACTATAATGTTAGTCTTGCTATTTTTTACTGTTGGTGGTATTATAGGTTGGTTAGCAAATAGACATTTTTTGGAAACATCTCCCACATTTATACATCCAGAATTTATGGATGAAAATGGAAATATAATACCTGACGAAATTTTAGCTGTACGATTTGAAAATTATGACTACGACGACGACAACGAAGAGGAAGACGACTAAGAAAGTGGAAAATTACAATCTTCCAGAAAATCCATTTTTGTTTGAAGTTCTTGAATTAGTATCAAAACAAAGATCTTCAAACAAAAAGGTTGAAATTCTTAAAAAATATGAAGATCCATCATTAAAGTCTATTTTAATTTGGAATTTTGATGAAAGTGTAATTAGTGTTCTTCCACCTGGTGAAGTTCCATACTCTTCTACAAATGAACAGACATCATATAGTGGAACTTTAAGTGAAAAAATTAATGATGCTGTTTTTAAAATGAATGAGTTAGGAACTAATTCTCTTGGAGCATCCGATCAAGGAAAATCCACAATAAGAGAAGAATATAAAATGTTTTATAACTTTATTAAAGGTGGAAATGACACTTTAAGCTCTATTCGTAGAGAGACGATGTTTATTAATATTCTTGAAGGACTTCATCCAAAAGAAGCAGAAATTTTGGTATTGGTAAAGGATAAGAAACTTCAAGAGAAGTATAAGATTACTTTTTCAAATGTAAAGGAGGCATATCCCGATATTACTTGGGGAGGTCGTTCTTGAGTAGAGTTTTAATTGAGGAGAAAAAAATGGCAGAAAACAATCAAAATTCAAATTCAGTTCTGCCGCAAAATTATGGTTGTGAAATTTTGTTAGAAAAGACAACCTTGGAAAAGACAAAAGATTCTAGTTTTCCAAATAATGCTTATCTTATTTGGTATATTGAAAATGGTAATGAATATCTTGATCTGACAAGAACTAGAAAAATGACAGATTTATTTGATATGTATTATGATAAGTATGGTCCAGGATCTGTGAAAAAAATAACATGGGGATATGGTAGAGTAAATCCAAAACTTTGGGGATACACTAAACCTGAAAAAAGAGGTAAAAGAGGAAGATGAGTTTAGGTTTTAATCAATCATCCAAAAAAAGTGAAGATGAAGTTGAAAAATTACTTAAAAAATATAAGTCAATTAAAAAATATATGAAATCTTCTTTTTATCAACTTAAAGTCATGGATGGAACTGAAACAACTGTTAAAAGTTTATTAGAAGAAAACTAATCCGCCCAAGGAAAAATATTGCAGAATTTGCAAGAATATATAATTTAAATGTTTCTGCTTTATATGATATTAAAAGGGGAAAAAGAAAACAGTATAATGGATGGAGATTGAAATGACTTCAAATTTTGATACAGTTTTTATTTCTGATGTTCATTTAGGTACAGATAGATGCAATACACAAAAGTTTATTCGTTTTTTAGATAGTATAGAAACGAATAAACTTGTAATGGTTGGTGATATTCTTGATATTCACTGCTTAGAAAAATACAATACAAGATGGAAAAAGGAACATACGGCAGCAGTTCATAAGATTTTAGAATTCGCAAATAAAGGGACAAGACTTGTTTATATTCTTGGAAATCATGATGCTACAGCAAGAAGGTATGTATTAAAAAATTCATATCAGTTTAAGAATTTAACTTTATGTAATCGTTATATTCATCATGATTCTTTAGGTAATAAGTATTTGTGTATTCATGGAGATATGAATTCTGAATATTCTTCTGGATCTTGGAAGCAATATTTTATGAATTGGGGGTATGAAACGATTACTCCAATCAATGAATTCACTAAAAAGTATTTTAAATTTTCTTTGGTCTCTTATTTGAAATCAATTAAGAGAGGTAAAGACTATATTGATAGGTATGAAAGAGATATTGTTTCTTTAGTTGATTCTAGATATTCGGGAGTTATTTGCGGACATATTCACCATGCAAATATTCGTCAGTTTGGTGATGTAAAGTATATGTGTTGTGGTGATTGGTGTGATAGTTTCACTGCTATTGCCGAAACAAAAGGACATTATGAAATCTTAAGATTTTAAAAAAATTATATTACAAAGGTAC